AACACGAAGGTCTCGGCATACAGCGCGCTCACCGTCAAGCGGTTGGCGTACTCGAGATCGGTCTCGGCCAGCAAATTCAAATCGGTATTCGCCACCTGCTGCGGGCGAATGTCGTACACGATCGTGCCGTTCTCCCAGATGCGCAGGATGGTGCCGACCGGCCCTTCGCACAGGCTGATCGCAATCGACTGGTTGTACTGGTAGGTCGTCTGCTGCGGGCCGCCCTTGGCGCTCGAGTGATTGGTGGTCTGCACATAGGGCGCGAGCCAGATCACGGTGCCCGCCACATCCGCCGTGCCGAACACGATCGGCACCGGGCCGCCGATGGTTGCGGTGGTTGTGCGGTTGTCGGTCATCTGCGGGCCGCGCGGTAGCTGCGTCGGGAACAGCACCGAGCCCGCGAGCGAGCCCAAGACGAAGCCCAGCTGCGGCGCACCGAAGTACGCGCCGACGACGGTGCCGACGACGATGAGGGCGGCCTGGCCGAGATTACTCATAGGTCACCCCGGGCAGTGCCCAGGTGCTCACGGTGCGGGTAAGCCAGGGCGCGCGATAGCCGTGCTCGACCACATGCGCGGCCGCCTCATACGAATGGATCATGGACGCGCCGGTAAAGAGCGCGGCGTGCGACGGGAAGTTCGACAGCGGCCACTCGATCAAGAGCAGCGCGCCCGGCTGCAGCGGGATCTGCTTGCAGTTCTTCGTCAGGGTCTCGAGCAGCAGGCCTTGCGGCTCGCGCCCGTAGTTCGATGGCAGGAGCTTCAGCGCCAGCGGCTCGCCGAGCTCGCCCAGGACGCCCGCGATGAATCCCAAACAATCGCAGCCGAAGCGGGTGCGGCCCTGGTGCACGAAGCGCACGCCGAGCCACTCGCGCGCCTTGGTCGTGAGTGTCGCGGGCGCGATCACAGAGCGGCGACCGCGGTCGGACCGGCGAGGATCGCATCGGTCCCGGGAATGAAGATGCCGTAGGCGCGGTTGTTGACCAGGTTGTTGTAGATATTTTTGCAGGTCAGATATTGCCGGTCGCAGCCCGGCGAGAGCGTGTAGGCATCGCCATTCGCGATCACTTCCGGAAAGGCCTCCCAGACCTCGAGCACGCCCGCGTTGGTGTTCGGATCCAGTTTCACTTCGCGCGCAAAGCCGGTGTTCGCTCCGCTCGTGAAGGTGAGCGTGCCGCCGACATAACTGTAGGGCGGCCGCGGCGAGGCCTGCGCGAGATCGGCATCGAAGGAAATGCCATTGATCGCGGTCGCGACCGTGCCGGTGATGGTGATCGCGGCCACGTTGAACTTGCAGCGCGCGTCGCCGAATTTGACGACGTTGCAGGTCGCGCTGTGCGTCTGGATGACGATCTGCTGGAGCAGCTGCGAGAGGCCGCGGACCTCGGTGGTGTATTTGCCGTCCGAGTCGCTGGTGATCGCACCCAGGAATCCGGACTTGATTTCGAAGCAACCGTGCGCCGGTGCCATCCAGTTGCAGACGTAGACCGCAACCGGCGCCATGTCGAGGAGGCCTGCTTCGATTTCATCGACCGTGACGTCCAGGATCTCGGTGTAGGGAGCCTGCGGCACCGCGCCGTCGACCGAGAGATTGTCGACCGACATATCGGAGTTGTTGGCGATATCGCCGGCGGTGACGTTGGCGATCGCGTAGTAAAGGCCGGCGGACTCCGGCGGCCATTGCGGCGGCGAGTGCGCACCGTCCACCGGCATGTCGATATCGAGGTCATGCTCGGTGCCGCGAATCACCCGACCGTTCAGCATGGTGATCGACCACAGGAACGCGAGGGTGGTGGTCTGCAGCTTCAGGTCCGCAAGCAGCAGCGGCGGAATCGTCTTCACTTCGAATAGTCCGTGAAGAACAGCAGCACGACGGCGAGCGCGATCACCCCGACCCCGACCACGCCGCCGACGATCCACCACAGCCAGCTCACTTTCGCTCCCTTACGCACAGCGCCCAGATCAGCGCGGCAAGGATCAGCGCGAGCACCGGCAGCGGCATGGTGTAGAAGTTCACGCGAGCGGCTCACGCTTCTGCGCGATCTGCACCGTGACGTTCATCACCTGGTGCTCGGAGATCGACGGATTGAAGATCGCATCGAACCGGGACCACACATCGAACTCGCCGCCCCAGCTGTGCGGCGTGCCGGTGAACGTGCCGCCCGCGACCAGCAGGCCTGTCGATTCGTTGAGCGTCCAATCGGTCTGCGGCGCGCCCAGGTTGTTCGCGATCAGGATGGTGGATCCGATCGGCCGCGTGATCTCGCGCTGCTGGATGGTGCGGCCGCTTTTGGTGACGTACTGCTTGACCAGGCGCCAGGAGGGCGGCGAGTCTCCGGAGGCGATTAGCGGCTGGTCGGTCGCGGCCGGTGTGGCCTGCAATCGGCAGGACTTGTAATCGGTCCAGTCGCGAAAGCGGAACGGCGTCGAGAAGCCGCCCATCGCGTGCCAGAAATCCAAGATGTCTTCGATGTCATCGAACGGCTGATCACCGAACGGTACGCCGGTGAACTTCAAGAGCGGCCGCGCCCACACGCGCTGCACCCGTTCGAAGCCGCCCTCGCGCGCCGTGATTTTGACCAGGTAATTCGGCTCCGAGATAAAGCCGTAGGTCGGGCAGTTGGGAAAGGTCTCGGCCAGATCCGGCGTGATGGTGCTCATGAGTTGTTGCGCCGATTGGCCTGCGAGAGTGAGCGCGCCGCGGCCGCGGCCGTTTGCATTTGCGAGGCGCGGCTGATCGTGCCGCCCGGCGCCTGGATGGTGAAGTGGTTCGTGACGCTCACCTGCTTGCCGCCGACGCCTGCCGGAATGACGTTCATGTTCTGCGAGCCCGAGTAGACGAGCTCGGGTCCCGCCTCGCCGACCAAGCCGACCTTGCCCGCGTCGAGCGTGCCGCCGGAGGCGAACGGCATGATGGTGCTCGCGAGTGCGCCGGTGTCGGTGCCGGCCGCGGCGGCGCCTGTCGAGGCGATCGAAGTCGCCGCGCCGCCGCCGCCCGCCAGACCTCCCAGCAATCCGACCAGGCCGCCCAAAGCGCCGCCGCCGCTGCCGTCCGCGCCCGGTGCAGCAAACAGTTTCTGCGCGTACTGCTTCGCGATCATGTCGACGAACTGCTTGTCGATGTCCTGCAGGAACCCGATGATCACCTGCTTGAAGGACTTCGCCCCGGTGATCAGATCCGAGAAGTTGTGCGCGAACGCGCCCTCGAGGCCGGTGCGGATCTGCGTATCGAAGGTGTTCATCTGCACTTTGAGCGCGTCGATCTGGACGCCGAACTTGCGCACGCCGTCGGACATCGCGGGATCGTTGGCGGTGGCAGCGATGCCCTGCTCGGCCGTGTAAATCCCGTTCAAGTCGGTGATCGCTTTGGCGCGCAGTGCGGCCTGCTGATTCATCGCGTCGATATCGGTGATCTGCCCGGCCGAGCGGGCGAGCGCAATTTTCGCTTCCTGATCCGCGAGCACCGAATTGATCTGCGCCGCCTGCAGGTTCAGTTCCTGGATCTTCGAGAGGGCATCGACGTGGGCCCGCTCGGTCGCCAGCTGCTCGAGCCCGGCCTGGCCCGCGACGTTGTTCTGTGCCTCGAGATTCTTTTTCAGCAGCGCATTCTGCAGATCGAACGCCGCGAGGGCGGCTTTGTTGAGTCTCCCCGCGAGCACGTCGGCTTTGTCGGCGAGCGCCTGCACGGCCTTCGCATCCGCCTCATCGACGAGGATGGCCTTCGCTTTCATGATCGATTCGCGATAGGCGTCGCCCTTCTTGCCGAGACCATCGAGCGCCAGGCCGAGCGCGCCGGAATGCAGCGCGTAATTTTCAGCGGCGAGCGCGCCTTGGTCGAGCGCAGCGATTTGCTTCACCAGGTTTTGGGTGTAGTCCGTCACCGTCTTCGTGTCTTTTTTCTGCTCGAGCGCCTCGGCGGCCTTGATGGCGCTCGCGGCAAACTCTTTGCCCTGGTCGCTGGCGATCTTCATATCCTCGCCGAGCTGGCCGACCGTGAGCTTGAAGCGCACCGCCGCCGCGCCGCCTAAGCCGAAGGCATCGGCCTGTTCCTTCAATCCCTCCGAGAATTTTTTGAGCGCCTGATCGGCCGCGTTCGTTTTGACGGCCTCCTCGAGATTGCCGGTCTGCGGCTTGGCCGCCTCCGCCGCGCCTGCCGCGCCCTTCTTCGCCGCGTCGATCTGCGCCTGCGTCTGCTCGCCCCAAATCCGCTTTTGGACGTCGGCCCACTTCTGTTGCGTGGCCGCGTTCTCGGCATCGAAGTCCGCGATGATCGCTTTGGCCTCGCTCAAATTGCCCTTGGCTAACTGGACGGCGGCCGCCGCGTAGGCTCCCACACCCTTGAAGGTGACGATCACGGTCTCGGCTTCGCGGCCGACCTCCGCCACGATCGAGGCGACCGTGCGGAAGACGAGGGCAATGCCGTCGCCTGCGAGGCGGAACAGATCCGAGTTGTTGTACGCACCCGTAAAAGCGGTGGCGACGTCATTGAGCGCTGGCGTCAACGCTGTGACGATCGCGACCGACAGCTGCCCTTTGGTGGTGGCGGCCAGCTGCGCAAATTTTTTCTCGGCGGCCTCGGCAGCCTCCGCAGCTGGACCTGAGAGCACCGCGCCCGCGTCGATCGCGGCCTGCTGCTGCGCCTTCATCGCGACCGAGCCCTGATCCAATACCGGGATCATCTGCTGGCCTTGCTTGCCATAGAGCGCCACGGCGATCGCGACCTTGTTCGCCCCGTCAGCGGTCTTCGAGAACGAATCGGCAACTTCATCGTTGAGCGTCGCGGCATCCTTGATGTTGCCGCTCGAATCGCGCACGTTGATCCCGAGCAGCTTGAAGGCGATCGCGGCTTTGCTGTTGCCGTCGCCCGCTGCAGTAGAAGCCGCGACGTTCAGTTTCTTGAACGCCTGCGAGAGCCCGTCCACATCGACGCCGCTACCCGCCATCGCGATCTGCAGCGATCCCAATTCCTCGACCGAGACGCCGCTGATCTGCGAGAATTTTTCGAGCGATGCCGCGCCCTCGATCGCCGAGGCGGAGAACTCCACGATCTTGTCGATGGTGAAGGCGGCGGCGAACTGCCCGGCAAATTCCTTGAATTTATCGCCGATGTCTTTGACCAGGCTCTGCTGATCCTTTCCGAATCGAGCGAGTTTGCTGGTGGCCTGCTCGAGCGCTTTTTGGTACTGGCTGTTGTCAGCCTGCATCCGAACGACGAGGGCGGCTAAATCGGTCATGGCTTTTTCTCGCGGCGCGCGGCGCGTTCACCGGCGGCGGCCATTGCCGAGAGCGCGGCGACGATGCGCGCGCGCGCGGCCTCGTCAAGTTCGGCTTTCGACTTGAGCATGAACTGGTCGATCGACATCGTTGCGCCCTCTGGCAGATGCGGTTTCATGAGCTCCGTGATAATCAGGCCCGCGTGCATGTTGTCGCGCACGCTACCCCAGGGTTCCTCGATCCAATACTGCGCCCAGCGTGCGAGCTCAGTGACTCCGAGCTCATCGAGTTCCCCCAACGAACGCCCGAGCAGCGCAGCGAGCCGGTGCTCGAATAGCTGCTCAGGCGTCAGTCGTTTTTTGGTTCCTCCTCGGCTACAGGTGCCTGCGAGAGTGCGAAAGCCTTCTCGCTCAGGGTCTTCAAGACCAGGTGCGATTCATCGGCGGCGACCGATTCGGATGCGAACTTCGGCTCGATCGTGCAGGCCCAGGCGAGATAGGCCTCGACGGTCTCGGGCGAATCCTTCAAGCGCTTTCGGACCTCGCGCATGTGTCGCCCGCTGATCTCGCGCACCGTGTAGGTGACGCCGCGAATCTCCACGCTGCCCTCGAGCAGACTCATGACCGCAGGATCTTGCCGCTGATTTTGCCGATGAACTTGATGACGTTCTGCTTGGCGACCTGCGGATCCAGTTCCCAGTCGAGCATGGCGAGCGTCAGATGGAACAGGCGGAACGGCGAGACGCCATCGACCTGAACCTCGAAATTACGCTTGACCTTGTTCTCGACGTCGAGGATCAGGCCTTCCTGGATCGAGTCGCCCATCAAATAGTTCGCGCCGATCGTCACCTGTTTGCCGTCGGCCAGGCCCGCGATGTATTCCTTCACGCCCATCGAGCAGAAGGTGGTCACGTCGATCAGCGAGTTGGCCGAGCCGATGCCGGACATCGCATCGACCGCGCAGTAGCGCGTGAACGTTTCGGGCGAGGCGCCGTCGCCGACCGCCCAAAAAATCCCGCCGACAAACGGCGTTTCCAAGGGAGATGCTGTAGTCATCGTCAATCCTCCACGTACCAGAAGTTGTAGGTCTGCACCACTCGAATGATCCCGGGATCGGGATCGACTAACGGGAACTCGTTCACCAAGAAAACTTTATCGACCTGGGTCGCGCCCATCGGCCCGGAAAAATTCTTGAGCGCGAGCCGCAGCGTCGCCGCGAGCGCCCACGCGCCGTCGCCGTCGATCGCAAACGAATCGACCTGCAGGTCCGCCGAGACCAAGGGCACGACCCCGCAGAACGTCTGCCCGCGCCGCGTGAAAATGCGCTGGATGTTGATCGCCGGCAGCAGCGCCTGCGGCTCGCGCACCAGGCCGAAGATGCGCCCGGCGACCAGCGCCGCGACGGTCGGCTCATCCAGCAGCCAGGTGCGGAAATCCGTTTCGAGTCTCATGTCGTTGCCGCCGCCCGCTCGATCGAGCGTGCAATGCTCGCCACGAATTCGGCCTCGCAATCGCTGCGCGCTTCCTCGAGGGCGCGGCGGATCCACGGTTCGCCCGGATAGAAGCGCGTGCCGAGCTCAATGAACTGCAGGATGTAGAACGCCTCCTTGCGCACACCGAGGAGGCCGCTCGCTATATTTTTTTCCGGGTTGATGGTCGAGATCGTGCGCAGTGAGTCGCGCGCGAAGCCCGGCGCGACCAGCAACCCCTTGTAGGTGCGATGCGGCAGCGTGCCGACGGGGATGATCTGCTGCGCCCGCAGCAGCGCCTGTTTGATCCCGGCCTTGACCGCGCGCTTGAGCGCCTGGCCTTCCTCGAGCGAGGCCAGCGCGTTCAGCTGCTTGGTGAGCAGCGCCAGGCCTTCGATGACGACGGTATCGCTCACGGTGGAGATCCGGCGCGGTAGCCCGCCGCGTCGCGCATCGCGCACGTCAGCTGCATTTCAACGCGCAGGTTGATATCGCGGATCGCACCGAGCACGTCGTAAATTTCGTAGACCGGCGGCGAGCTCCCGGGGTTGGTCTGGTACACGAGGCGGAACGTCCCCGAGGCTGCGCCCGACATGCCCGGCCGGTAGCGGATCCGGATGCGGGTCGCGATCGTGCGCTCGACCGCATTGGCCTGCTGGCTTTCGTAGGGTTTCCAGTCGTCGATCGCGAAGTACACATTTTCCGCGAACAGCGTGTAGGCGGTGGACGGTGCGCCGGTCGAGTCGGTACCGGGAATGCGCTGCTCGATGTTGCAGACGTGGCGGAGCTCGCCCGATTGCGTCGGCCGGATCTCGCGCCGCCTCATGACGCGCGATCCTGCAAGCAGCCAACACAGCAGCAACCCGGACCGTGCGGCATCGACGGATAGCTGGTCGGCGGATAACGATGCTCGGCCTGGGTCTGCGCGATGGTCGCTCCGCCGTCGCCACCCGGAGGGATTTCCGGCAAGTGTCGTGGCGACGGTGCGCCCGTAGGCGCCGGCGGTCGCGGCGGTGGTGTATGGCGCATTCTAGCTTCAACTTGGGCGAGCCGCGCGCGGATCGCTGCGGGCAGATGGGCGCGGATCCTGCCGCACACTCCGCAACTCATACGCCCATCCCCACGCGGTACGGCAGGAGCATCTGCTGCGAGGTCGTCTCAAGGAGCTCCCAGTTGTCGGTGTTGCGGTCGAACAGCTGCTCGATCTTGAGCAGGATCGCCTCCTTGATGTCGCGCCGCAGCGGTGCAGCATAGTTCGTGTTCAGCGGATTGTTTTTGTAGTAATCCTGCCAGTCCTGCAGCGTCCATCCCTCCGACCAGCCCTCGACCGCGAGCACGCCCTCGGGCATCGGCGGCGAAGTGTAGTGGGGCGAGTCCAGCGGCTCCGGCAGCGGCGTGGTGGGCGAGTCGCCCGGGCTGTTGAGCTCGAGCAGCTGGCCGAGCGAGCGGCCGCAAAAGTTCTCTGCCCAGTCGATCGCCGAGCCGATCAGGCGCGTGACCTTCGCGTCATGGATGGTCAGGCCGTCGTCGATCGACAGCTGGCCCTTGGCGTCGGCCAGCGTGATGTAGGACAGATACGGTGGCGGGGGCGACGGGCTGCTCATAGGGCCTCCGGTGAGTGGATTGCGCTCGGAATATACGCTTTTGTCGGCGATCCTCCGGGAAAGAGCGGCCATGTCTCCACGTGGAACACCCTCACGGCGCGGCTTCCTGGTACAGATTTTGGAAGCGCGGGACGGCCCAGGGGCGCGGCTGGCCGTGGAAGCAGACGACCGCGGCGGCCTTCGGCACGGTGCCCCGCTGCGCGCAGTGCACTTTCCAACTGACGACCCCCGGGACGAGATCCTGCCAGCGCGCCGCCCGGTGTTGGTAGTGCATCTCGAGGAAGCGCTGATCGCCGCCCGGAAACTGATTCATGAGCAGTTTGGGGTTACGGCTGAAGGAGAGCCACGGAGTCATGCGATCGGCCTCGGGGAGCAGCATGAGGCCGGACCCCAGGCCCTCGGGCTGGTGGCCCGGCGCACCGTCGCGATAGAAGTCCCTGAGCAGCGTGAGGCCTGCGACCTGACACAGCGGCTCGATCGAGCCGGTGATCACGGTGTCGAGATCGAAGTACAGGATCGAGCCGCGCAGGTCCGGCCGGAACAGTTCCATCTTCGCCCACCAGCCGGGCCAGTCGTGATCGAGCCGGATGCACTCGACGCCGGCGACCGGGATGTCGGTCAGGCAGACGAACTCGTGCGGCGTTGCGCTGTGCTGCTCGATCTGGCGCTTGAGGGCCCGAACGTGCAACGGCAGATATTCGCGTCCCGATTTGAGGACCGTGAAAATGCGCATCAGATCCGCCCCGCTTCCCACGGACCTTCCCAGCAGGCGGTGAGACAGCCGAACAGTTCGCGCGGCAGCGGGATCGAATAGCGTCGCCGCAATTCCTTCAGGATGAAGTGGGTCTCGATGCGCTCGGCCAGGAACGCGACGCAGCGCCGTTGCACCGGGTCATAGCGCATGAACCGCCCGCGATGCAGGCGCGCGAACTCCTGATACAGCGGCCAGACTTTCTCGAGCGTCGCGCGCACGAAGTCGCCCGGGTAGACGCCCATCGAACAGCCGCCCTCGATCAGCGCCGGCTCGGCCTCGAGCGCGCTGCGCTCACCCGGTGTCATCACGCCCATCTTGAGCGCGAGGTTCAGGCACTCGCGCAAATCCTCTTGATGGTGGCTCGAGTTCCACTGCTCGCGCACGTTTTTGTGGCGTCGGCCAACCTGGAAAAAATCGTGCAGGCAGAGCAGGAAGTCGAAGCCCGGATGCGGCTCCGAGTCGGTACGCCGGATCTGCATCGACTGCAGCGGAGTGACGGTGCGGTGCGAGGTCTCGCCGCGCGTGATGATCTTGCGCCAGCCGCAGATGTTCATGAGCGCACCGGCCGGCGCCAGCAGCGCGAGCACCGGATGCGCGACCACGGAGACGAGCGCCTGATAGTCGGCCCGCGGTGGTGTATGGATCAGCGCGTCGTACAGGTGCGCCGAGAGCTTCGCGTCGCGGTGCGCGATGCAATAGGTGGCGATCACCGCGAGGAGACGCACGCCCGCGCCCTCGTCTCGAGATCCTCGAGGTCGATGGTTTTGAAGGTCGCTGCGTCGAGCTGCTCCATGCGTTCCAAGCTGGTGCGATCGCGCTCCAGTTTGCCGTTCGTGTAGTGGTGCGCCTCTTGAATGATCTCCGGGCAGTAGCAGTCGATCCCGACCTTGATCGCGATGTGCTCCCAAATCGAATCGGTGTACAGGTGTTTGAAGGCCGGGTGGCAGACCCAGCCCATCGCGCGCACCAGGTCTCCGGGGATGAACGGGTGCGTGCAGTGCCCGGCCATCAGGTCATTGCCCCAGGCGATTTTGCCCTTGAGCGCTTGCGTCGCGAGTTGGCTGTCCCAGTAGGGCGTGCGGCCGATCGCATCGTCGCCGCCGAACGCGTACCAGGCGCGGTCGGGATATTTGGCGAACGCGCGATTGGTCTTCGCCACGAAGCCGAGCATCGGCGGCACGATCAGCCGCTCCCAGTTGCGCGGAATTTTCAGGCTCTGGTACAGCACCAGCTGGTCCGAGTCGATCACGACCACACCGGGTTCCTGCGGCTGGCCCAGCGAGAAAAAACGCTGCATCAGAGAGGGCCGGCCGCGCGTCGGGATTATTTGCATTGCAATTAATCCGGGAACTCGAGGACGATCGCGCGGCCGCCGATCACCCACAGCGAGAGCTTCATCAACGCGCGGCCGAGCCAGATCCGAAACACGAACACGCGCCCGAGGTCGATCCGCATCACGATCGTATCGAAGCCGTGCTCGAGCGGGTCGGCCGGGCGTCGTTTGCCGAGCGCGATGCCGAGCGCCACGCAGGCCAGCAGCGTCAAGGGCGACAAGATGATTTGCACAGGGCCTCCTCGATCGACATGCGCGGGAAACAGGTCAGCGCGGTGTAGCGACTGCAGTTGATGACCTCGACGCCGGCGGCCGCGAGCTCGGCGGCGAGCACGTTCATGTGCGCAATCCAGGCCGCAAACGATCCGCCGTTGCCCATACCCGGGGGATGGTCGCGGTGCCAGTGAGCGCGGCCGTGCGTGCGGCCGAAATCAAAACCGAGCAGTAGGATTCGGGCAGCGCCGAATAGATGGGCCAGACTGACAGCTTGATAGCCCGAGTTTTGGCCCTGGTGGATGACGCCCGTAGCGCGCGACAGGCCGGCTTTGTCGAGTCCGAGGAGCCAGTTGAGGTCGAAGCGATCGCGCGCGTTTTGGTTGATGGTCCACAGCTCGCCGTGGAAGGCGCGGGCGACCTCGGGGAAGTAGGCGATCCACCAAGCGTCGTCACACGCGTACAGCACGTCGGCCCAGAGGGCCAGGCGGAAGCTCGTGTTGACGGCTATCGTTTTGCACTGGGCGGCTTGGACGGCGGCGCAATCTCCCGGCGTGAGGCTGGGTCCGCTCGCGATGACGCAAACGGTTTCCCCCCGCCAGCGCCCGACGGGTCCGCCGTACCTTTTCCCACCAGCGTGTCCGTGCCTTTGTTGAGCGGCGCGCCGACGAAGGCTTGAGTTCGCTGCGGCTCGCGATCGGCCTTTTTCTCGCCCAGGATCTCGACCAGGCCATTGCTCTTGAGATCAACGGCGTAGCCCTGCTCGGCCGCGAACGTCTCGCCCAAGCGGACCTTGCCGTAGCGGCTGTCGAAGGTCTTCAACGCTTTGCACTGTGGCATTTTGTGGTTCTCCAGTTTTCGGGGAAAATTGGCCGGGGTGGGTGTCCCCCGACCAATGTCCTTCACCCGACTACGGTTAGTGCGTGGACTCGCCCGACGGGATGAAGCCGTGGATGATCGCCTGCGGCCGCGAGACCGCGAGCGCGATCCGTTCCTCCTCGAGCACGGTGACCAAGTTGCGCACGAAGTTGTCCTGGTCCTCATTGCTGACCAGCAGCTGCGCCTCTTCGCGATCGAAGAGGGTGCACGCGAGCTTCAGCGCTCCCACCAGGAATTCGCCCGGTGCCATGCTGTAGGCCTGCGCCACCGGCAGCCCCCACAACATGCCCGGCGTCGATTGCGTGGGGTTGGCGATCATGTAGCGCCCCAGGCTGTCCTTGGTGAGCTCGAGGTCGTGCCAGTCGGTCGGGCTCATGGCGATCCCGGTCGACGGGTAGAACGCCAGGTTCACCTGCAGCATCGCGTGGCGGATCACGTCGATGCGCGTGTCGGTTGGCCGATGAAACGCGCTCGAATAGGCCGTGGCCTGCGGGATCAGTCCGAGCAGGTTGTCGCCGGTGCCATCTCCGTACAGAATTTGCCGTTCCTCCACCAGCTTCAAACCGAAATTCATGCGCCCGTCGATGAGCGTCATCAGCTGTTTGAAGTCGGCGAGGATCTGCTTCGAGGCCTTGATCCAGTGCGCGATGGTGCGCACCGGAATGCTGACACGATCGTAGGTGATGTCCGACTGCGGCTTCAACGCACCCTCGGAGACCGGCGCCGCGGCGTTGGTGAACAGAGTCTCCTTCACCCACTCGATCAGGTTGCTCTCGGTCGTGCCGTGGTCCAGCAGATCGCGAATCACCAGCGGCTGGAACGGCGGAATGACCGGAGTCGGCAGGAACTCAGGGAACGCGCCCGCGCCGCCGGTGACGGTGGTGATGTTCTTGAGCTTGAACGGCATCATCGAACAGCGCAGCGAGCCAGCGCGCTTCGCGAACTCCTTCCACTGCTCCGACTCGATCACCTGCTGGCCGAGCGTCTTCTGCGCGCCGCCGGGACCGCCGAGGCCGCCGCGCGTCAGGATCTTCTGCTCGAGGTCGAGGATGCGCTGGTCGTTCGCGGCCTTCTCCGCCTTCAATTTTTCGTGCTCGGCGATCATCTTCGCGCCGTCTTCGTTGAGTTTGGCGACGGCAGATTTCAGGCCCTCGGCGACGGTGCCGTTGGCTTTCACGCTGTCCTGTACCTCCTTCATGACGTCGGCTACCTTTTTGCCGTGCTCCTCGATCGCGGCTTTGATCGCGAGCCGCAGCGCTTCGCTGGTCGGCCCGTCGGCGAGCGCGAGCGGACCTGAGTACAGATAGCCCTCGGATTCCAGGATCCGGGACGTTGCCATATCAATCACGCCGCGCGTGATGATGCGGCGCATGGTTCGAATGTTCATGCGGAAATTCTCCTACAGTTTGATGGGGTGCTCTTTGAACAGTGCCAGGATCGACTCGACCTCCGTGCTGTCGAGGTTGCTCTTGTCAGCATCACGCTGTTCTAGCAGTCGCACCAAACCGTGGCCGGCAATCGCCTTGGCTTGGGATCGTGAGAAACTTCCGGCCTCGCGCAGGAAGTCTTCGAATTCGGATAGCGAGGGCAGATCGCCGCCCGCCAGTAATGATTTGACCTGGGTGATCGTCGCCTCGGTGTTCGCCGGGAACGTCGCGAACGAGTACTCCCACAGATCGACCTCGAGGATGCGGTTCACGTTGGTGGTGCCGTCGTACTCTTCGTCCATCGGGTCGTAGCCGATCGAGAGGCCGCGCACCACTTTCGCCTTGGCGAACGCGAAGGCCTCTTTGGCCTGCTGCACGTCCTTGATGAGCAGTTGCCCGGCGACCGCCAGGCCCTTGCCGTCCTCGGCGATATCGGTGGTGTAGCCGATCGGCTGATCGCTGCGGTGTTGCCACAGCACCGGCGGCATCGCGTCCTGCTGCTTCCACTTCGCGAGCGATTTGGCGAATGCGCCGGGCATCACGACATCGCGGTACGAGTCGGTGTTACCGAACACGCTCGCGTAGCCCTCGAAGGTGCCATCGTCCTTGGTGGCTTTGATGGAGAACGGGACTTGACGGTGTTTCAGTTTCATGGTGCGGGTTCCTTCGCCGGGACCGGCGGTGGCAAAAATACGTGCTGCGTGGGCGGCGGCGCGGGCGGGGTCTCGCCCAATTTCTCGATCGGGATCAGGTTCGATTGGACGGTGAGCTTGTCGCCGCCGTCAGCCGGTGCCAGATCCTCGCGCGCGCGGATCTCGTTGCGGGTCATCACGCCGTTCTGCGCGAAGGTCGAATAGAGCGCGGAGCGCGCCGCGGAATCGGCGGCGAGCAGATCGTCCAAGTCGATCGTGAGGTACTGGCTCGGCCGATCCTTCGGTGCGACCAGTGAGCGCTGCACTTCCTGCTCGATGCCGCGCACGTACGAGCGCAGCGAGAGCGCGGACCAGCCGAGCAACAGCTGCTCGATGCCGGAGCCCCAGGCCGTAACACCGGCGGCCGCGTGCCCGACCAGCACCGGCGGCACCTGGAACCAACGACAAATGTCCTCGACGGAGAACTGGCGCGAGGCGAGCAGCTGCACGTCCTGCGGATTCATGGTGATGGACTTGAAGTCCATGCCGCCCTCGAGAACCATGATGCCGCCCGACTCCGGGCCGCCGGTCACGAACTTGCGCGTCGACTCGCGGATCTGCTCGCGGTTTTTGTCATTGAGATACTGGCCGACGCCGCCGTACCTGATGAAGCCACCGGCGCGCAGCCCATTCTTGAACGTCTCCGAGGTCGCGTCCTCGGCGGCGCGCGCGATGCCCATCGAGTGGCGCGCGTACTCGATGCGCGACAGCCCGACCAGCCCGTCGAGCGTTCGATCCTTCCAGTGGAAGATTTGGTCCGCGGAGAAGTCGGTGTCCTCGAGCGGCGAGTAGTAGCGATAGCGGATCTCGTACTGCTTCGGCATGGTGTTCGGGATCAGCTTGCGATACGGCACCATGTACTCAGGGCGGATCGGATCGAGCGCGATCAAATTATTTTGGCTGTTGAGGGTCTTGAGCGCGAAGCCGTTGCCCCACAGTTCCTCGCTCACGATCAGAAACTTCCAGAACGACACGGCCGACATTTGCTGGTTCGGCTGGGTGTTGAGGACGGTGTACAGCGGCACATCGAAGGCCGGTGCGCCGTAGGTCAGGTTCGGCCCGCTGCGCTTGTTCAGGATGAACGGCAGCGAGGAGACCGCGTTCGCCATCAGCCACACGCACCCCCACACGGTCGAGAGCGCCATCGCGGTGTTGGGCGTGACGATGGTTCCGGTACCGGCGCGGGCGGCGTTGATCGGTGGCCGCGCCTGGCCGCCGGCGGCGACCGGATAGAAGCCGCGCGACAGCGAGCCCGAGCCGTAGTCGAAGAAGCTGTTGAAGAACTCCGCGGTCTTTTTCCGCAAGCTCGAGCGGGTGGCCATCACGCCACCGCCGGAGCGTCGAAGAAGCCCGAGGAGTTCCCGTTGCCCGCCTCGGCGGCGGCCAGCGCGAAGCCCATCAGGAGCGAGCACATGCCGTCGATCTTGTCGGCGCTGCGTTTCTTGTCCGGGGCGCTGTTGCGATTGACGTCATAGCGGGGCACCAGGTTGGCAGCGTTCCAAAGGAGGACGGGGTTGCCCGCGTGCCGCAGGTTGCCCGCGATGTAAGCCATTTCGCAGGCCTGCATCCCCGGATGGTAGGACCGCGGACCTTGGATAAATTGCTCCATTGGCACCCCGGCCTCGATCAATTCGAGTGCAAGTTGCGTGGCGTTCCACGGATCGTACGCTACTTTTGAGGGGTTGAATCGCTCCCAATCGCCGACGATGGCCTCACGAATGACCCTGTAGTCGGCAACATCGCCCTCGGTCTGCTCCAAAAATCCGGCCGAAACCCAGCCCGCATAGGGCACCGATCGGCGCTCGGTGCGCTGCGCCACGGCCAGCGCCGGAACCCAGTAGCGACCCCAGGTGTAATAGATCCCGTCCTTGAGCCAGAGCAGCCGCCAGGCGTTCATGTCGCGGGTGCTCGCGAGGTCGAGCGCCCCCCAGCACGGATGGCCGACGAGCTCGTCGAGCGGGACCGGACCGCCGCACTTGCGCCAGCGTCGCAGGTCCACCCAGCCCGTCGCGGCCGCGGCCTGCCGGTTCAATCGCTTGATCTGGAACTCGGAGAGCGCCCCGGGTTGGGCTTTGGCCTCGGTCGCGTACTCCTGCATCTTCTCGAGCGACACCGACTCGCCGAGCATGGGGTTGGCCTTGATCCATTTGGTCTCGTCGAAGTCGTCGTCGTCGTCGTCGAGGGCGTAATAGATCACCAGCATGAAGTCGGCGACCAGGATTCGATCGAGAACCTGTTTGGCAAACTGGCGGATCTCGGGCCACGGTCCCGGCGTCTCATAGCCTTCGGTGGTGGTGTACAAAAACAGCGGGTCCTCGCGCGAGCCGGCCGCCGAGCGCAGCACGTCGAACAGGTCGCGGGTCTTGTGCGCGTGCAGCTCGTCGAAGCACAGCGCCGAGGGGTTGAGCCCGTCCTGGGTCGAGGCCTTGGAATTGATCGGCCGGAACACGCCGCCCGCCTCGTACCGCACGATCGAGTTGGCGAAAGCCTCGAGCGTGAATGCGGTCTGCAGGCCGGAGTTCTGCAGCACCATGCGGCGCGCGATGTTGAACACAATGCGGGCCTGGTCGCCGGTGGTCGCGGCCGACAGCACCTGCGGACCGTGCTCCGCCTCCATGCAAAAGACGTACAGCAGGATCGCCGCGGCCAGCGTGGACTTGGCATTCTTGCGAGCGACCGCGAACAGGACCGTGGAGAAGCGCCTGGCGCCGTTGTGGCGGCGAAATCCGAACAGCTGTACCAGCAGAAAACACTGGCACGGCGAGAGCGTAATGGTCTTCGTGTCCCACTGGCCTTCGATGTGCGGGAGCCGCTCGATGAATTTGCAGGCTTTGATTGCCTGGGTCGAGCTCCACACGAACGGCGGGCGCTTCGATTGCGAGGCTTTCAGGTCGCGCAGGAAGCGGCGCGCGGCCAGTCGGATCCAGATCCCGTAGGTGAGCCCGTGCGTATCGGCGATGGCATCCTCGGCGTAGGCGATCGCCGTGAGGATGTAGTCGTCAGTCCCCGAGCTCCTTGAGATCGTCGAACGGCGTCTCTGCTTTCCCCTTCCGCTTCGCTGCGATGCTGACACGTGACCTCGAGGACGGTGTGAACCCCATTTCCACCATGCAGGTTTGCATGGTTTTCTCTTCGGCCTTCTTGATCGAGTAGTACGGGGACTGCTGCCAGATCCCCTGGACCGGCGATTTGATGACCTCGCCATAGGTGTCGAGCTTGTCGCAGGCCATGAGCCAGCGAACTTTGGCCCGGCAAAACATCTCGAGTTGTGAGCGGTCGAGGATCGTGAGCAGCCCGGCCGGTGCTGCGTTGACCATATCGAGCCACACTTCGGTGGCGGCCGCGCCGCCGTCCTTCATCGTCTTGAACTTTTCGGGCGGCGGGCCGATGCCCATCGTCGGGATCGGCTCGTTAGAATTGAGCGGGCGCTTGCCGGGGTTGCCGGTGACCAGCTTCATCCAGGTCGGTTTCGGTTTGCGCCCAGCGGTCATTGTCGCCAGCGCGGAACGAAGATCAGCAGCAGCAAAATCACGAGCAGCAGCGAGCCGCCGCCGAAGCCGTAGCCGCGATCGAAGTAGCCGAAGCCGCCGCCGCCGAAGCCGAGCAGAATTAAAATGATGAGCAGAACGATCCAGATATCGACGCGCAGTTTCATAAGGGTTTTCTCGGGGTTTGCGCGCCGCCGAACGGTGCGATGGCCCCCGGCGCGCCGGTGGACCCCCCCCTGTGTCCCATTTCGCGACTGCAAAAATTCGGCCTATGGCGCGGTTCCTCAACCAGAGGCCTTCCAGTTGCACCCCCCCTACCCGCGCGCGGCCGGGTGGCAGGGGTCGACGAGGACGAGGAAGCGAGAGCGCGCCGCGATTCTGCTGCTTCGATGCGCCGCTTGACCGAGTTGTGACAGGGCGAGCACAGCGACTGCCAGTTCGTCGCGTCATCCCAGAACAGCGCCTGGTCGCCACGGTGCGGGATGATGTGGTCGACGACGTTAGCCGGCGTCACACGTCCACGATCGCGGCACAGCACACACAGCGGATGTTCAGCGAGCCATCGCGCGCGCGCGCGACCCCAACGGTTATCGTAGCCGCGCTGCGTGCGTGTGCCGCGCCGTTCGATATCAACGCGCGCAACGTCGGTCGGCGTTGCTGCGCCGAGCGGACGATGAGTCTTCGGCATCAATGGCATGTTGCAATCGTCATCAACAGCAGCGACGCCAAACAACCGGCCGCCGTTTGCCACAGCAATCGAATCGATCGATGAGTGCACAACGATAGATGCAGACTATGCATGGCGCGCAGCATACGCGCCGCGCGCGCACGATGGAACTTGGTCGGTGGTAAACCAGTCAGCAAACATCGCTTCGAACGATGGCGGTAGCTTCGAGACTTCTTCGACGCGCACGATCACCGAGCCGTGCGGGGGATCGCTAGAGGCACGTCGCACGATCAACGTGTCGACGTGCTTGTCGTCTTCAATGACGCCAGCGCGTTGCATCGCATCCAGCAGCGTTTTGATGCGGTTGTCGATATCGAAGCTGCGTGCATTCGGTGGTCGACAACCGACCGCGATCACCAATTTGTCGCGCGTCCAATAGCGCGGAATTCTCTGCTCGAGAACGCAGTCGCCGACGGCTTTGATAAAGGACTTGTAGCCATCGGTGAGAATTTTTCCGCCGTCGCGCGTCGGTCGCCAGGCGTGATTCGCCGACGGCGGCCACGGCAATGAGCAAACTACGTGCATTTTTCAGCCGAGTTCCAATGGAATCTCGACCGATGGCAACAGCGGCTGCAGCGCGTGGCCAAACGTGTGCGATTGAAGCCAGAGTTTTTTCGTCTCGGTGAGCTCGGCGATTTCCGCATCGCTCAATTCCCAGCAGCTGGTGACGACGCCGGCGGCGTTCACGTGCGCTGGCAGCGGCTGATACTCCGGCTGATCCTTCGCGAAGATCGTGGTCTGTTCCGGAAAAGTGATCGGTGTCATCTGGCGTTACCTCCCGCTGGCAGTTCGATAGGCGTCCACTTCACACGCTTCGGTCGCTTCGATCTGCGTGGAAAAATTGCGGCCGATTTTTACACAGGGATCGTTGTCGATGCACTTGCGCTCGGCGTGCCATACATTCCCGACGCGGCGGACTCGATGCGTCGCGCTTTCGAAGGTCATCGCATTCACGGCTTCCCAGCGCATGGCGCGAACCTATAGCACGTTGGCGTGTACGGCACACAACGGCGCCCATCAGGCGATCCGCGACCTGGCAATCCAAACCCCACGCCCCTGCGGACGTCCGCTCTCAAGCCGTCTCCGGCCGTTTTCGGCTAATCGGGGCGTTATGTCGTGCCACCCAATAATAAAAGCAGCATAAATAGCTAGATAGTTGAATCTGTTCACGTTTCTTATGCTTTATGCTGCTATTATTCAACCTCGGAACAAGCTTCTAACTGACCTAAACGCAACCGGAGATTCTCATCATGAAGACCAGCAAAAAGACCGCGAAGACCACCGTCAAATCGAAGACCGCCGCCAAGGCCGTCACCGTCGCGAAGTCGGCGAAACCCGCGACCCGCGCACAGCAGGCGACCCGCTCGATGGCCGCGTACAAGGCGCACATCACCCGCCAGAACCAGATCATCGAGGCCAGCAAGTCGGCAGCGGTGAAGAAGGACGCGCGCGCCGCGATCGCGACCATCACGGCGAACATGAAGGCCGCCTGATTTGGTCTCTCGAGGGCCGCGACGGCGCGGTCCTCCGGAGAACGAATCGAGCAACCGAACCGAGACGACCCCATGAAAATTGTAATTTTTGCGTTGATCCTGCTGGCCGCAGCGGGTTGGTATCTGACCAGCAACGCGGTGCACGCATTCACCCGCAGCGCCACGGTGGAGCAGTCATGAGCTACCGCGAACGACAGGAAGCGCGCGACCGGCGGCGCGAGCGGCAGAGCGATAACCGCGAGCTCGCCCAGGCGGATTGGTTCGTGCGCGTCGTGCCCTGGGTGCTGACCGCGATCGCGTGGGGTCTAGTCGCGGTGATGGCGCTGAAGTAGGCAACGGCGGTGGCGCGTCAGAGACGCCAGCGCGGTGCGGACTTCGCATCGAACAATAACGACCGAGTTACCTATGAAAAAACAGAAACAGAAACCGATTGCGAAGCCGATCGCGCGCACCGTGATCCAGCAGAAAGCCGACAAAGCGCGCGCGGCCTGGACCACCGCGATGCACGCCGGCGTCGTCAAAAACTTCCCGCCGCTCGCCGAGCTCGAGGCCGGGACGGTCAAGTCGCTGGGCTCGTTCGAGAAGATCGACGAGTTGCAGCGCATGCTGGCCGACCTCGACGTGCGCGTGCACCTGGCCAACCAGTCCTACGAAGGGTTCCGCCGCGATGGCATCGCGAAGCTCTCGGACTACGCGGTCACCAACACCACCGTGGCGAAGGCCTTGACCGAGGCACTGGAGGACGCGCGCGAAATCGTGGTCAAGCATCGCGGCGAGATCGCGAGCATCAAAATCCGCCTGGGCCAGCTGCAGGGCGGTCTGCTCGCGCCGGTGTTCAAGGCGCTGCCCGCTCCGCCGACGGTGATCGCAAAGCCGACGGTGGAAAACGCCAAGGACATCCAGTGGCTGCCGATGGCCCGGGACGTGCTCGAGGCCTGCGTGTTGGTCGCGCCGAAGGACGACGCGCGGCAGAACTTGAATGGCGTGTTTATTCAGGCCGAAAAGCAGGCGATTCGCGCTGTCGCGACCAACGGGCACTGCCTGCTGCTGCACTCGACTCCGATGGGCGTCGACGACAAGCTGCCCGGCTGGCTCGAGGCCGGAGTGATCCTGCCGCGTGAGGGCCTGGCGCTCGCACTCGCAACGGTGGCGAAGCTCAAGGACGAAGCCGACGAGACGCCGGTGGTGCTGATGGTCGGCTATGCGAAGGGTCACGCCCACGCGATCATCAAAGATTCGGAGGAGCAGGTGACGTTCCGGATGCGCGTCGCCGACGGCAAGTTTCCGGAATACCGCAAGCTGATCGAGGACGCGGCCGCGGTGCTCGAGGGCGGCGAGCGCGCACCCATGTCGGCAACCAGTTTGGACGGGACCTACGTCAAGCAGGCGGCGGCGATCGGCGCCAAGTTCGAGTCGAAGGGCATCACGCCATTCGCCGGGACCAACGACAAGTCGCCGGTGGTCATCACGTTCCTGGGCGTACCGAATGCGCTGTATATCATCGCGCCCTTGGGAACGACCTCGGCCGAGCAGCTGCCGAGCGCCACGATGGCCTTGATGGGCAAGGGCCTGCTCGGCACACTGGCAGCGCTCAAGGCGACGCAGACGCGGCAGAAAAAGGCTATGGCGGACTCGAAGTCCGAGTCGGAGAAAAAGCAGATGGCGGCCGTCATCGCGGAGCGCGACCAGCGCATCGCGGCCGTGGTCCAGGCCATGCACGGCAAAGCGCTCGAGGCCCCGAAGAGCGCAGCGCCCACGTCGACGGACGCAATCACGAGCGCGATCGTCTCGACGCTCAAGGGTGTAGGCAGCAACGCGATCAATTGACTCGAGCCCAAAAAAAGCCCCGACTGGAGTAGCACCAGCGGGGCATTCGAGTTACCTAAACGAGATGGAGAATAGCACGATGGACAAGAATCGCAGCACCGGCATCGAATGGACCGAGCACACGTGGAACCCGTTCGTGGGCTGCACGATCCACACGGCCGGGTGTACCAATTGCTACGCCATGCGCACCGCGTTGCGGCTGCAGGAGTTCGGCGTCGAGAGTTACGATGGCGTGGTCAAGGTGGTCGGTCGCCAGCCGGTCTGGACCGGCCGCGTCAACCGGGCGACGATGGCCGCATTCGTCAAGCCGCTCAAGATCAAAAAGCCGTCGCTGATCTTCGTCAACTCGATGTCGGATTTTTTCCACGAGAGCGCGAAGGATCAGTGGCGCAACGAAGCGCTCGACATCATGGCGAATACGAAGCACCAGTACCAGGTGCTCACCAAACGCCCCGAGCAGATCGCGCCCTATTTGGCCAGGACCAAAGCGACGTTCACGGACAACGTCTGGATCGGCGTCACCGTCGAGCGCGCCGACGTCGTGCATCGGATCGATACACTGCGCAGCGTGCCGGCCGCGATCCGGTTTCTCTCGGTCGAGCCGCTGATCGCGCCGGTGGGACCGATGGATTTGAACGGCATTCACTGGGTCATTCTCGGCGGCGAGTCCGGCCCCGGCGCGCGGCCGATGGCCGCCAACTGGGCCCGCGACGTGCGCGACCAATGCAAGGCGCAGCGCGTGCCGCTGTTCTTCAAGCAGTGGGGCAAGGCCTCGAATAACCCCCTGTTTGCCGAAGCACCGCCAGGGCATTCAGGCAACGGCTGGGTCGAGAAAATGGACCCCGTCGGCAAGGGCGGATCGCTATTGGATGGTCTTGATTGGAAGGCGTACCCTGATTTCGGTCGGATAAGTTCACACACAACGAAGGATACCTAAACATGAAATTCCTACTATTGGCGTTGCTCGCCAGCGCAGCCTTCAGCCGCGCCCAGGCGTTCGATCTGAAAGGCGTCGAGGTCGGCAAGGCCGCGACGCGCGCCCAGTTGCAGGCCGCGTTCGGCGCGCGCTGCGAGTTTGGCGATGCGTGCCTCACGGAGATCGCCGGCGTCACCGTCAAGGTCTACACCTGGAAGGACAAGGCGGGCCGCGTCTCGAGCATCAGCGCCAGCTTTGATTCAATTCAGTTTGCGACGATTGAACAGGCGGCGCGCGAGAAGTTCGGCACGCCATCCGAGACCCAAGAGCAGCCGATGCAGAACGGCTTCGGTGCGCAGTTCATGGCGCGAGGGTTGTGGTGGTCAGATGCCGCCGGCGCGCAGGTGCGCCTGCTCAAATCCTTGACTGACTCCACCCTGTCGATCGAATCGGCCGCCACGGCGGCGGCCAATGCGGCTCGCAAAACGAAAAGCAAAATGTAAGGGAGTACACCATGAACGCCAGCGTCGAAATCGACATCCGCTATGCCGCGCAGCTGCAGGCCTCCGCGCTCTCGCTCGGACAGCTGCTCATCTGGAGCATCTACGATCACCCGGCCGACTATCCGGACTGGTTCGTGGCGAGACCCACCATTGTCCGGCCGAAAACTTCGGGGCCGATTCCCATGCACCTGATCGCGCACGATCTCGAGAAGTTGCGCGCCATGCTGCCCGATGGCTTGACGCGCCTCACGCCCGCCGTGTGGGACGACCCGCAGGTCATCGAGGTCTGGGTTTAGCCAGCGCGACCTCTTCACATTGGTTCGGCGTCGGGCCAATCCGCAGGAAAAACGATTGGCCCAGACTTCGCGCGTCGGCGAGGTTTGTGATTGCGATCCTGCACATTGTAGAGCGGCTTCTCTCGATAGATCGCATCGAGCTCTGCCTCTCGCGCGGCCCATCGATGCTCATATTTAGCTACTTCGATCACCGCAACTTCGTCAGCCCACGGAGCTCCGCCCTTCACATGGTTTGAAAGCCGCTCGATGGTGGAAAGGCTCATGCCCACATACAGCAGCCGATGCTGGTCATCGAAAATCCGATAAAGGTGCGTGTATCTTCGAGGGGGCAACAAGAGCGGTCCGGGGACTCTTCTCACTGCCAGGTCTCGACCACGACCGGCGGATCATCCGGCAGCCGATCGGCGCGCGTGAGGCCGGGTGGTAGCAGCGCGCGGAGCTCCTCGAGCGTCGGCGCCTCCAGGTGCACCGGCATCGGCGTGGTGCCGCCGACCGTCATGCAGGGGCGCGCGACGAATTTGTCGGGCGACCCGTAGACGGTCCAGACCAGCGTTTCGTTGACATGCTCGGCGCCCATCTGCAGTTTCTGCGCCTCCTTCGCGCCGATCGCGCGGCTGCCTTTGCCGGTCGCGAAGATCGAGAACGTCATGGCGACGACCCAGTGCAGCCCGGCCGTTAGATTGTCCACAGCAATTCCCCCAGTTTTTGCACGGGTTGTCCACAGGCTTATCCACAAGCTACCCGTCGCGTCTGGCGCGCGCTGCGGACACTTCGTCGAATAGTAGCGGCCGCGAGGCGGGCGGCGGCGGTAATTTTGATGGCGTCGGGTGATCTATTTTTTGGATGTCCCAATCGAGGATCACGAGGTAGCGCGAGCGCCCGACGTCATAGCGCCCGATCAACCCGTCGCGATCCATCTCCCGCAAACAGGCTTCGATCTTCAAGCCGAAGCCGGTCTCCCCCGGAAACAATGTAAACGCGAACGTGCCGGGGTCCTCGCGCATCCGGCCTTCATCGTCGGCGATCGTGTAGAGCAGCAGATACAGCAACCGCGCGTCATGGGTCAAACTCTGGAAACGAGCCCAACGGGAAATATCCGGCGGTAGCTGGCGCTTGCGACTCATCGGGAAGGTGTCGTCCTCTGACCAATGCGAAGGCGGGGTCCTCAAGACTACTGTGCGTTGGCGTACAGATCAACCCGACTTTTTTGAGCTAGCCGCGCGCGCCCGAAGATTACGAAAACAGGGATCTTAGATCCGGGATTCCGACGCGCCCGCGCGCGCGCGCCCGTTCTTCTGATCAGCTTGTGTAGGACAAATTCGCGAAACGTTTCGCGAAAAAATTCGCGAAGTGATTCGCGAGGAAACTTAATGATCACAGGGACTTGCGAGGCGGCGCGCGATGTGCTTTTTTGGAATTGGACTATCCTAAATGGCGATTCACGTCGGGGTGCAGCAAAAATGCCCACCGAAGCCAGACTCGATCTGCCCACGGCGCGCGAGGCGCGCATTGCGATGCTCGAGGACGCGCTGCGAACCGTCATCGCGCAGTGCGCCACCTGCAAGGGCCGAGGAACCATCAGCAGCTGGAACGTCAGCAGCGGCTCCCCGCTCGTGAAGTGCCCGGACTGCGCCGCCGCCCGCGCCGCCCTCAAGGGGGCACCATGATCGTCGACGCCGAAGTCTGGCACTGGACCCCCGGTGGCATGAGACGCGGCGGTGTGCACAGCGGATTCATCCGCGTGCGCGACGTCGAGCGGCTGCTCGAGGAGGCCGACTGGCGGCGGCTGCGGCAAGAGCAGCAGCGGCGGGACGACGAGTTCGAGCGCCGCCGCGATACGGGGGAGCCATGAAAAAACTCACCGCCGCCAATCTGCCCGAGTTCGTGAAGCGCGGCCGAGCCGCGCAATTGGCGGTCGATGCGCTCGGCGCTGGCCGTGCCGCCTCGGCCGATCTGCTGCTGCCCGAAAAATATCTCGAGGTCGGCCTGACGCCGGACGAGCGCGAGGTCGTGATCAATCACCCGGATCTGCAGCCGGACTCGCGCGGCGTCGGGCATATCGTGTTCAGCCCCGCGCAGGCGCGGCACCTGGCGAAGCTGCTGCTGCGCAAAGCCGACGAGTGCAAACCATGAACCCCACACAGCAGCAGCGCGCCCTCGAAATCCTCGACGAACTCAGCGGCCTGGTCGGCCAGGGCCACGACCGCCAGATCAAACTCGAAGCGGCACTCAAACGGATTGAGGAGCTCGAGCCGCAACAGCGCGACGCGACGCACGAGGAAATGCGGCGCATCGCGCGCGAGGCCCGTCAGCCATGATCGACGAGGACGACGATCTCGAGAACACCCTGGACGCCGAGGCCGAGATCCTGATGGGACCGTGCTGCGTCTGCGGCCGCGCGCAGGACTCGAGCGTGCGTACGATCGTGATGCTCGACTTCCGCGGGCCGCCCGGTTTCATCGGATGGGGCTGCGTGGTGTGCGACCTGCCCGCGATCGGCGCCACCGCGATCGTGTGCGATGTCTGCGTTGACCAGTACGAGGACGAAGTGCCGGAACGCTTGAAGTGGATCCAGGGCGGCCAATATGCTACGCAGGGGATCCGAGTCCCGCTCGACGGATTCCCGCGTGAGCCGCACGGCCACGACCTGAGCAAACACCCCGAGGTCCGACATGAGTGAACGAGAGCCGACGCCGTACGAGCGCGCCGGGATGGCCTGGTGGAACGGACTCAGCGAGCGCGACCGCAAGCGCTGGTTGAAGACCGCGAACACCTGCGTGGTGGCCGAGGCGTATGCCTGCTACGTCGCGCTGCTCGAGGCCTTCAACGGCCAGAGCGACGAACCGCTCGAGCGCCCGTTTTTTGGCGACGAATGGGACTTCGGAATGCTGCAGTCGTGAGCCGCCGGCGGCCGAAAACGCTAGCCGATGAAGCGCAACGGTACGCAGAGCGGGTATGCAAAAAGGTCGAAGGAGAAATGGTGCCGAGGTCCGAGTTCAAACTGGAATTGGTGATGGCGTACATGGGCGGGGCGCTGCGCTCGGCCGCGAGCTCGCCACCGCAGAAGGAGCTCACATGAGTGCGAAGGCCCTGAACCACATGCCCCCGGGGATGCGCGAGCCGGACCTGGGCGAGACCAGCCAGGCGCGCGAGCTCGCCGCTCACATGCTGCCGGTCACCGTCGTGATGCGGGTGCCCGACGCCGAGGCGCTCGCGCTCGCGCAGTTCGTCAAGCGCGTCGGCTGGCGCGAGATCCGCGAGAATGCCATCGACGACGCCGAGGCCTATGAGATCCGCGCGGCGATCTACAAGTTGCAGACGGCGCTCGCCGAGTGCGGGTTCGCGCCGCGATGAGCGTCGATCAAGAAACCATCCAATGGATCGCCGTCAGCGACAGTGTGCCCGACGCCGATACCACCGTGCTCGTGTGCGCGCCGGGGTCCGATGAGCCCATATGGCTCGGCCACTACGATGGGGTGTTCTGGTTCGCCGTCGGCGGCGAGGGGTACGGGGATGAGAACGAGATCCCGCAAGAGGTCACGGCCTGGGCCAGCATGCCGATGGGTCCGCCGCGATGAAAGACCTGTACACCGTTCGGGTGATCGCCTCGGACGGCGGCACCGTCACCCAAACGGAGGAAAGCACCCTGCGCAAAGCCAAGCGCAGCGCGCTCGAAAAGCTCGCCGAGCCCCATCGAGATCCCGTCAAGGTTGAAGTGCTAACCGCTGGCGCGATCGTTTGGCAGCGCGGCGGCTCGATCCCGAAAGCGCTCGCGCGCGCCGAGAAAAATTACAAGCCGCGCGGCCAGGTGCGGCGGATCCGCATATGATCGCGAACCTCCCCGACCTGCGGAAATTGTCGGGCTTGAAGCGTCGCTCGGATGTGCGCCGGTGGCTCTCTGCGAACGGGGTTGCGTTCATGGTGCAGCCCTCCGGTGATCCGGTGACGACGATGGATGCGATCAATATCGCCATGCACGGCAACGCGAAGTACAACAAGCCGGACTTCTCGCCGCCGCCCGGGAGTAAGCCACGGCTTAAGCGTGCGGTGACGCAGCTGCCCTCGGCCTCGAGGATCGTGCCTAATAAAAGCACCTGATTCGACAGGCATATATTAACGGTGCTAAAATGATTGCTCGCGATACAACAACAACGGAGCAATCAGTGACCGAGATCCCTAAACGCCCGCGCGGCCGCCCTGCCCTCACCGGCAAAGCGGGTAAGCGCTTCATGATCCACCTGCCGCCCAAGACCGCGACCATGCTGCGCGCGGTCGGCAGTGGATCAATCTCACTCGGCGTGATCCGCCTGGCCGACACGCACGAGGGCCAGATCGTCATTGCCGGCGGCCCGCCGCCGCGCACCGTCAAACAGATCAAGGCGACCGCCCGCGCCCGCGCTCGGGCACAGAAAGCGCTCGATGTGGTGAACGAAATGCTGAAAGAAAAAATCACGGGAGAAACCTAAACATGGACGACGACGACCAGAGCAACGTCATAGCCTTTCCGGTGCAGCCGCCGCCGCAGCGGCCGAAGGCCTGTGCGACTATCGCACAGCCTGCGGTGAAGAACCTGCCGCCGAAAGTGCACGCGAAGGACGGCCGGTACTACTACGTCGACAAAAACAAATGGAACAAATTGACGCGCGTCGACGAGGGGGCATCGGCGCTGTACACCGCCCTGCAGAAGTGGACCAGCGATCGGCCCGCGACCTACGGGCAGCTGATGATCCTATACGTGGCGCGCGCGCTGCCGGAGCTCAAGCCCGCGACACAGCCCGAGTACATGCGCCAGATCAACGGCCGCCTGCAGCACCACTTCGGTCACATGATTTTGAACACGATCGAGCCGACCCACATCGCGCAGTACCTGCAGCTGCGGAAAACCGAGGGCGCACCGAAGGGCGGCAACCGCGAGCGCGCGACCTTGAGTTCGGTCATCAGCTGGGGGATGCGCTTCGGCTGGTGCACGGTCAATCCCTGCTACGGTGTCCGCCGCAACAAGGAGACCCCGAGCAAGGTGTACGTGGAAGACGCGCAACTGAAGGACGTGATCGACCGCGCGCCGATCTGCCTGCGCGATCTGCTCGCGATCGCGTTCCTGACCGGGCTGCGCCAGGGCGACTTGCGGATCCTGCTACGTGAAAACATCACCGAGCGCGGCATCGAGTTGCGCCAGTCGAAGGACGGCAAGCACCGCATCATTTCGTGGACCCCGGCGACGAAGTACTTCGTCGACTCGGCGCTCGCCCGCAGCACCTGTGACCATGTGTTCGTGGGCGAGGCCGGCAGGCCCTACTCGATGGACGGTCTGCAGTCCGCCATGAAGCGATTGAAGGCGCAGTGCGGCGGGACGCTGTTCAAGTTCCGCGAGCTCCGCCCGAAGGCTGCCTCGGATGCGGAGCACAACGTGCTCGGCCATGACGCCATGATGCTGCGGACCTACGTGCGTGCTCAGACGCTCAAGCCGGTGCGCTGATGCCCTACCAAAGTCCCACACAGACCCAGCGGAGCAACGGAGTTTTGATCCGTTGGCGGCGCGTCTCTAAGCACCGGGGGTCAATCTCAATCGGCGGGCGTTTGTTGGGCTCCGGGCTTAGAGGGAATTGCGCTCAAACCCTTCAAAAATCTCACAATTTACACGGACTGTTAATCCGTTGGTCGGCGGTTCGAATCCGTCCCGGGGAGCCACAAATCAGGCACTTACAGGTGCCAGAGGTTTCAAATCCTCTAAGTCTCAAGGGCCCCCTTAGAGACTCGGAACCCACCCCCAGCGGCGCACATTCCAGCGCCTCCGGGGCTGCCCTACCCGGCGCCCACCACCACCCCCCTACCACCCTACCGCCCCGGCGGAGATCTCGGCCCTACGGGCTTCCTATTGCGTTCACCCGGAGACCCACCCGGGCCAAACCCGGTTTAAACCGGGTTACTGTTCATCCATACAGGTGCGGCCAATCTGCACCCCCGGAGTGCAGTTTCGATGGCTAGCGAGGTCATGGATCTGGTGCGGGCGCTGCGCCGCGAGCACGCGCGGCGGCGGCGCGAGAATCCGACGACCGACCAGATGCTCCGCATCGTCGTGCGCGCGCGCCTCACCCGGCTGCGCTTCTGCTGGCGCTGGCTCGAGGCCCGCGAGCAGCTGCGCGAGTTCGCCGTGCGGTGGCTCGCATGAGGCACACGTGGAATCTGAAAGCGACCGCGCAGAACATCACGCAGTACCAGTGCAAGCGCTGCGGCACGGTGAAGACCTCGAAGTCCAATCCGAACGGGTTCCCGAGCGTGACCTACGTGACGATGGATCAGCAGTCGAGCCGCACCGCGCCGCCGTGCAAGGCCGTGACGCCGTGATCTGCCTGGTGTGCCGGATCTGCTCGCAGGTGTGGTGGTCGGCCGTTCTCAATCACGGTCGTCGCTGCAAGTGCGGCGGCGAGCTCGTGGTGTGGCCGCAATGAGCCGCCCGGCCCTCGCCCTCGTACGCCACCGCAAGCAGCCGGTGCACGTCGTGGTCTGCGTCGGCTGCGGCTGCGATGACCTGCACGCCTGCGAGACGGCGGCCGGTGGCGCCTGCTACTGGGTGGCCGTCGATCACAAGCGGCGCGTCGGGATCTGCAGCGAATGCGCGGAACCAATGATGCAGGCGCTGCTGCGGCGGCATCAATGAACCGCGGCGCCACCCGCGGCGACCTCGAGCAGCAGCTGCAGATCCTCGCCGATCGGCTGAAGGTGGCCGAGGCGCGCAGCAAGGCGCTCGAGGCTGCGTTGCTCGATGCAGCGCAACGACTGCGGCGGGCGGCGATCGCGGGCGGCAGCGATGCGGAATACGCCGACCTCGCGGTCGCCAAGTATTTTGAAATACTTTTCCCGGCCTTGACCGCCACCGAGCAGCACGCACTGATGGAATCCGACACACACAAGGGGCGACGATGAAAACCTATAGCCAAGCGCCAGATGCCGAGGGCCACGTCGAAAAGATGCGGGCCTCGCACCATGAGGAATTGGAGGGCGTGACCATCGCGCCGCTGTTCGTGTTCGACTCCGAGGAGTCGAGCCTGTCGGTGTTGAAGCACGGCGGCTATTGGGCGGCCGCGACCATGCGCATCACGCCGCTGAAGGATCGAGCGCTCGGCATCGCGGACGCGCAGATCGTGATCGACCGCGCCTGCTGGACGAAGTACTCCGCCCGCCAGCGCAACGCCCTGGTCGATCACGAGCTCACGCACTTGACGCGCAAGATCGACAAGGAAACCGGCGAGATGGTGACGGACGCCCTCGACCGGCCGAAGCTGATCCTGCGCAAACACGATCACCAGTTCGGCTGGTTCGACGAGGTTGCCGAGCGGCACGGCGAGCACTCGATCGAAGTGCAGCAGGCGCGGCGGCTGGTGGAGATTTGCGGCCAGCTCTACTTCGATTTTTCCACGCCGCCGGCGCCGACGAAGCGCGAGCGCAAAGTGGCCGACCGAGCCGACCTCAATGGATAAGTCCACGAATCTCGTGCCGCGCACCATCTACGACGAGATCAGTTTTTTGCGCGCGCGCCTGGCTCTGCTCGTCGGCCACTTCAACGAAAGCGGCGAGTGGGGGACCGGCCTGAAGGCGCAGATCGCGCTGGTCTCGGTCGATGACATTACCGGCGGCGACGCGGACTTCGATGCCGGGTGGGACCCGTGAGTCGGCCAGACTTCGCGGCGGTGCGGCTGCGTCCGCAAGAATGGCCGATCATCCGAGAGGCCTACGCCGAGACCTATCCGGTGCGGCCGTTGCTCAATCACATTGATGAACTGCGGGAGGCGCTTGCCGTCCTCCGGCCCGGCCTCGTCCTGGATCTGCGCTATGCCAACGAGGACGACGACAAAGAGGCAATGCGATCGCGGATTGAAACGGTGGAAACCGCCCTCGCATCGGTGGAGGGCGCATGAGCACCTGGCGCAACCGGATCGTCGGCGAGGGCCAGGAAGATCCGGCCGCGATCACCGAGAACCCCTTGAACTGGCGCGTGCATCCGAAGCTGCAGCGCGAGACGCTCGAGGACAGCCTGAGCACGATCGGGTGGATCCAGAAGCCGATCATCAACCGCACCACCGGCCACCTGATCGACGGCCATCTGCGGGTGCTGTCGGCCGCCTCGCGCGGCGAGGCCTTCGTGCCCGTCACCTACGTCGAGCTCACCGAGGACGAGGAGCGCGCCGCACTCGCGTCGCTTGATCCGATGGCGGGCATGGCGGTGATGGACGGCGCGAAGCTCACTGAGCTCCTGACCGATCTCGAGATGGGCGGCGGCGAGTTGAATGCTCTGTTCGATGACTTGCGCGAACAGGCCGAAGGCTCGACACTCGCGTCCGCGGAGAAGACCGGCGAGGGGCTGCTATCAAAAGGCCTGCCGGTCGTCAAGGCGGTGATCGCGGTGACGGACATGAACGTGATCGAGCGGGCACTGGCCGCGACCGGGAAGCCCGGCCGGGGCGAGGCGCTGCTCACGATCTGCACGGAGTACTTGAAGGGTGAAAAAAGACAACACGACGCTGGACCGCAAAACGGCGCTGCGCCTGAGCCTGCTGCGCAAGATCCCAAACCCAGTGATCCTCGAGACGCACGGCGGAGTGGGCCAGATTTGGAAAAGGATGTACTCGGAAGTGCCGCAGGGAATCGTGTTCGAGGAGAAGGCGGCGAAGGCGGAGCGGCTCGCGATCCAGCGCCCGACGTGGGCCGTCTACGAAGCGGACTGCGTAAAATCACTCCGGGCCGGCATCGGGGCGCACCTAAAAATAAACTTCATCGACCTTGATCCGTACGGCGAGCCGTGGGCGGCGCTCGAAGCGATCTTTGAATCGGAGCGGCCCTGGCCGACGCGGCTCGGCATCGTGGTGAACGACGGCCTGCGCATGAAGTGCAAGCTCACCGGCGGGTGGGATTGCGTGAGCCTGCGCCCGGCCGTGCGCCAGTTCGGCAACGCTGCGATGTATCCCGAGTACTTGATGGTGGCGCGCTGGAACCTCGAGCGCATCACCGCGACGCGCGGCTATCGGCTCACCGACTGGGCGGGCTACTACTGCGGCCACGGTGACTGCATGACCCACTACGCGGCGGTCCTCGATCTGTGAGCGCCCGCGATCCGGATCTCGAAATGGCGTTCGTGCGTTCGCTGTCCGTGCACGGCGTGGTGCTCTCCGGGAATCTGTCGGCCGAGGATAAGTGCGAGCGGATCCGCGTCGCGATTCTGATGCAGCGGCGCGAGGCCTGCGAGATCGAGCCGGGGTTGACCTACGGCGAAGCGTTCCGGCGCTGCTACGGCAAAGCTGTTGACAAGCGCAAATTGGTGCGCGATCGGTTCGGGCGGCCGATGGAATTCGCCCATCTTGGAGGAGAGGACCATGCGGAACACGACGACGACACCGACGAGGACCCAGGCGAGCTCGCGGCCGGCCAGCATCAGCGTGCCGGTGCCAGCAAATAAGAAACGCAACAAGCTCGCAGCGCCGAAGACCAATCGCGCGCGGCGCGGCCGCAACTAGCGGTGCGCGTTGGCGTCGATCATCTTCTGGCGCCAATCGTTGTAGGCGTTCGCGATGATCGTCACTTTGGCGTGGTCGGCATCGCAGGCGTCGAGGACGGCTGCGGTGTCGGCTTCGACACGTCCCGGGCCAGCTGCGCTTTGGCTGTCGGATAGTCCTCGGTCGGTGCCACTGTCGCAGGCAGCGGATCGGGGACCGGGTAGGGCGCTTTGACGTACGCCGTTGTCGTGCAGCCGCCGAGCCAGGTCAGCATTAGCGCCAGCGGAATCCTTGAGCTTCTGTTCATAGACGGCGACCACCTGCGTGAGTTGAGCCGCGTGGGCGGCGACGAGTTGAGAATTATCCGCGACGACCTCGACCTTGGTGTCGGTCGTCTCCATGATGCAGTGCTGCGCGCCGATCGCCTGCTCGGTGTGGTTGTGCGTGAACCAGTAGCCCGCGAAGATCGCGCACAGCACCGTCGCGCCGCCGATCTCCCACGCGATCCGCTCGAGGTCGATCATGACCGCTCCGTCGAGACGGCATCGAGCCGCGCCTGCAGCCGGTCGGTGAGCCACGCCAGGTTGCTCTCGGTGCGCTTGATAAATTCGTCCAGGTGGGTCCGATAGCCATTGATCGCCTGGATGAGCTCCGCGTTCGTGGCCGGCGGCGGGATGGGCGGCGGCTTCGTCAGAATAATTTTCGTCATTTAGGGTTACCTCTTGATCGCGATCAGCACGCCGAGGACCACCCCGAGTGCAGCGACCAGTTTGAAAATGTTGTCGATGCGCTTGTCCACTTTGGCCGCGAGCGCGGCTTCGAATCGGATGAACGCCTGCTTCGAGGCCTTCAGGTTCACCGTGGTGGCGAGGGCTGCGTGCGCCTCGCGCAGCTTGACGATTTCGCCTGTCAGCTGCGTGAGCGCCTGGGCCTGCAGGCTGTCGCGCTCCACGGACGGCGCGCCCTGCCCCTTGAAACTCACCAGCTGATTGATCGTGCCCTCGATCGTGCTGGTGAGCGTTGTGTCGAAATCCTTCAGCGGAACGTCGTCGGCGTCCTCGCGGTCCCAGCGTTCGCGCATCGCGCGCATCTCGGCGCTGGTCGGAAACCGATTGAGCTTTGCCACGTGGTCACGTCGCGGTGTTGATCTGCGTGACCGCCACCGGCGGTCGCACAGCCGCATCCCAATCGCGGCCGGTGTTCCCATAGATTTTGTAGATCCAACCAAAGGCACCATACGCCACTGTGAGCAGCATTGATGCAAAGGCGGTTAGCTGGGTGTTGCGTTCGGCCGCCGAGATGTCGAAGAACTTGACCGCGAAGTAGGTGGTCAGCCAGACCAACAAAGTCAGGTAAATGAAGACGATGAGACGGGGAACGACACGCCAGCTGTCGAACACTTCCGCCCCGTCGAGCCAGTCCTGTTTGGTCACGCCAGCGCGCCGCCCGCGTGGCCGTAGAAGTCGAGCATGTAGGCGAAGTCGTGCTCGGGTTGGTGCGAGTGCCCACCCGGGAAGCTAGCCCATTCGTCCTTGCAGCAGATGATCGCCTCCTGAATGAGCCCCGCGTTGACCAGTGCCAGCGCGCCGCGCTGCTTGATGAGCAGGACGCAGGAATCGTCCTGTGCGGTCGCGGTAAAGCCGCTCAGGCTCAAGACCTTCTTGCAACCGAGCCAGGTCTTGAGCCGCATCTGATAGCGCCCGGCTGCCGTCGAAACTTCGCCTTCGTATTGCGCGCCCAAAAAATCGAGCGGCTCGCCCTTCCACTCGATCAGCCCATCCGGCGGCCGTGGCTCGGCGGGGTGGTAGTTCAGGTCGAGTATCGTGTGCCTGCGCGCGAAGCACACCCGGTACTGGTCCGGCGCCTGGTCGCTGCCCTCGGTGTGCGCGATCACATCCATGAATGCCACGAGGTTCGCGTTCATGCGTGCTTGCCGATGTAGACGCCGAGCGCCGTGCCGATGACCAGGGCCGAGGCGCTGCAGGCGATGACGAGCGGCAGGCAGTTGCCGAACACGATCGCGACGCGCGACGGGATTGCGGCGTGCTCGAGCTCCGCGAGCACTGTGACCTTGGGCGTCTCAGCGATCCCGGCGTGCGCGGCGCTCACCGCGTCGAGAAATTCTTTCGGCGTTTGCAAGTGGGACTCCGTGGGCGGAAGTGGGACGGCGGCGCACTCTGCGCCACATTCCCCCCGAAGTCCTCGATGCGTGTCGCAGAAAGATTTGCTGGCCTAGCCGATCACCCAATGGGTCCCGTCATACACCACCGGCACGTTGTCTGCGCCGCCGCCCGCGACGATCGAGAGGAACGTTGTGGCTGTCGCGTCGGTCACGAACGCGCGATCGCCCGCGGTCGGCGAGCCTGGCAATCCGGCGACGGTCGATGCGCCCGACACTTTTGCGCCGCCGATGGAAACGCTCGCGACCGTGAAGGTCTGCAATTCTCCAGCCGTCCACGGCAGCGTTGCGCCGAAAGTCTGCAGCGGTGTGAAAGACACGCCGTCGTCGGAAAATTCGAGTTGAAAGGAACTCGGCGAGGTCGTCGGCGCATCGGTGCGCGCCGTGATTTTGACCTGCGTGATTTGTACAGCGGTGGCGAATAGATACTGCCACCATCCCGTCGTCGACGCATAGTTCCAACTGGTCGCCCCGTTGCCGTCGAGCGCCATCGCGGGTCCGTATCCGGAATCCGAACCGATCGCGGTCGGCGTGCCGCCGGTGCACAGATTCGAGCCGCCGCTCGTATCGGCCATTGAGATCTCGGCGAACCCGGTGTTGCCGCCGAACGCCGAAGCCGTAATGTTGATGCGCCAGTACAGGTGCGGTAATTGCGACAGTGCTACATCACCGATCAGCTGCACACCACCACCACCACCGCCGCCGCCACCACCGCCGCCGGTGATTGCAACGTCCGCCACCCCGGTGCCGCCGCTGGTGACCGTCGCGCCAGTGATGTTCATCTGCGTGACGTTCGCGACCGTGCCCACCGTGAGCGGTGCGCCGCCCGGCGCGCCGAGCGCATGCACCGCCGCGTCGATTTTGTCCCACGCATCATTGACCGGAACTTCTGGCTGGCTCTGCGAGGGCACCAGGTACTTGAGCAGCAGGTTCGGTGTTTCTGTCGGCATGGGTATCCCTATGGAACAAAGTTAGACGCGAACGTTGCGCCGTGATCGGTGGAGGTTTGCACGTCGGCCGCGACCGAGCTGCCGATCGACTGCACGACGATCGCGCCCGCGCCGTTGGTGACCATCTGATAATCGAGCGCGACGCCCGTGTCATTCCAGGTCCAGGTCGCGCCGCCGTCGGATGAGTGCCCGAACTGCTGCGTGCCGGTCACGACAAAATCCGTCCCATCGAACACCGCGCCCGCGAGGCCGTTGGTGATCGAGCCCGGGTAGCTGGTCGCGCTGCGCGCCCAGGTCAGGCCCGAATCCGCCGAATACAAAATCATCGGCGTCTTGACACCGGCGACCGTGCCGAAGCCGACCGCGATCAGATCCGCGCCGCTCTGCGCCACGGCGGAGATCCCCACCGGCCCGGCGAGCGCGGCCGTGTTGAATGCGTCGATCTCGGAGAACGTCACCAGGTCGGTCGAGTGGTACAGCCGCGCGCTCTCGGAGCCCGAGTTCGTTTCAATCGCGAACGCGAGATAGCGGCCATGCGTCGCGTCCCACACGAGGTCGGCGTAGCCCACGAAGTCGGTGCTGGTGTGCGGCACGCCTGCGGGCGCGGCCTTGTCGGTCCAGGTCACATAGTCTGCGCTGGTGACGATCGGTTCGTAGTTCAGGCCCGCGCTGGTCCACGACACCCATTGGCCGTTGAGGTAACGCACAATCGGGAAGTCGAAGCCGCCCGAGACGCTCGCGGTCGGCAGCACCGTCAGCTGGTGCCCGGTCCAGGGCGTGTCGTACCAGTTGGCGTCGCCCGATTTCCAGAACCACCCGGTGGCGTTCTGATTGGCGTACCAGTGGCCGGAGAGCAGCGCGAGCGAGGTCAGGTGCGTGCCGGGGAACTGACTCTCGGTCGGCACACCGCGATTGGCCCAGGTCACGCCGTCGGTCGAATCGAAGTAGGTGTAGACCGGCCCACTCATGCCATCGACCATGCTCACGGTCACGAACAGATTCGTGGTCGCGCCCGAAATATTGCCGGTCGCGAGCGGCGGCGATCCGGTGATGGTCAGCGCATCGGTCGGCGAATGGATGCTGCCCAGGCTCGCGCTGATGTTCAGCGTGCCGGCCGCGACGCCGGTCACCAGGCCGGTGCTGCTCACCGTCGCGAACGACGGCGCACTCGACAGCCAGGTCACGGTCGAAGTGATGTCAGCCGTCGAGGCATCGCTGTAGGTGCCGGTCGCGCTGAACTGGCGCGTGGCGGCCGCCGTCAAGCTGCTGCTGCCCGGGTTGGTCACGGCGATCGACACCAGCGAGGGCACCAGCGCGCCGCCAATGGTGAGCGTCTGAATCGCGGGTGTGCCGCGGCCGACGATGGCCGACAGCTGGTACACCGCGATCCGAATGTTCGGCGCCGGCGGCGTGCCGAAGTCCGTCACCTGCTGCGCGTGCGTGTAGGTTGCGGTCTGCGCGGTGGCGGCGATCGTGCGCTTGACCGTCTCCGGACTCGAGCCCGAGAGGATGTCGATCGAATACGCCTCGGTCGCTTCCGAGAGCGGAATGTCCACGCCCGACATCAGCGTGCGGCCGAGCCGGCCGCGGCGGATCCAGGTCAGCACCAGGTCGCCGTTCAATTGCTTGGTCGCGGCGAGCTCGACGGGCGAGAAGGGCACCAGCGCCTGCGCGTGCCCGGCGAAGGTCTGCACGATGCCGCTCGCATAGGGCGCGCCCAGCGCGACGGCCTTGTACTGCAGCGCGGTGCCAATCTGGCTGGATTCCAGGATGACTCTCTCCAGATCCCCGGTCGAGAGCAGCACGAACTTGTCGCCGATGACCGAGGAGCCCATGACGTGCTCGGTACCGCGGCGGCCCCGCAGCAGGCGCGAGAGATGCCATTGCGTCGAGGACACCTGCGTGGCCGTGGCGAACTGCACGACCTCCCAGCGACCGTCTGCGCCCATCGCAGCGGCATTCGCGCCCGCGATCACGGCATCGTCGGTGCGGCTCTCGAAGGTCACGGTGCTGTTCGCCACGTTGACCGCGATGGTGGTGGCCGTGTCCCAGTCATACGACTCGCTCGCCGGAACGACGGCGTTGAGCGTGCCCAGTGTCGCCTCGTTGGTCGCGGCGAACAGTTCGACCCAGGTCGCGCCGCCGTCGAGCGAGCGATAGATCATCGCGCCATTCCACTGGCCGCCGCCCGATTGGCGTTGCGCGGCGACGTAGAATCCGGGATCGCTGTCGGCATCGACCAGCGCGGGCAGGTCCAGCAACTCGAACGTGGCCGGCCCGATGAACGAAAGTTTCTGCGGCTGGACCTGCGGCACGGATGGCACCGCAAAGGAAATGTACGCGCCCGCATCGTCGCGCACGCACGAGAGCTTGCGCAGCACGCCCGAACTGATCGTGTCGCTCACGATGCGCATGCGCTGGATCACGCCATCGACCGGCACCGCGATGCAGTCGGCGCAATCGAGCGCGAGCCAGGATTGATCGACCGCGATCTGGTAGCTGGTGCGCGCGGCCCAGGCATCGGCCCAGAGTACTTCGGCGCACTGCGCCGCCTGCACGTCGCCCATGCACAGCGGCACCGCGACATCGACATCGTTGACGGCCTTCGTGGCCAGGCGGAACTGCGAGTCCTGTTCATCGTCCTGATAGTCGCGCGACACCGCTTTGTATTTGAAGCGGATGCTACGCGGCAGGTCTTCGTCCTGGGCGCGCACCGCGACGACCGAGGGCGGTGGCACCGTGTTGCCGGTCTCTTCGTACGCGCCGATATCGTCGGTGGTCAGCGTGGCGACGACCGGCTTGCCGCGCGCGAAGAAGTGCATCTGCCCTTGACTCTCGATCGCATCGAAGAAGCCGACCGAGCGCAGCGGCGCAATGATCGCGGACGCGCTGGTGATCGCGGACACCGAATATCCGAGCACACTGACCGAAGCCATGTCGGCGACATCGACGGTGAGCAGGCCCGCGCGGGCGCACACGGCGGTGATGATGCTCGCGACGGTGGCACCCGCAGCAGTGCCGGTGCAGATCGTGCGGTCGATCTTGTAGGCAAAGTTCTGCAGCTTCGGATAACAGGTGTCGCCGCCTGCCGGGTTGAAGGTCATGCCGGGCGGCATCGCGCCCGAGGCCACCGCGACGGCGTAGCCCGCTTCCCAGAAGGCCGCGTCGGTGGCGCGCGGATCGAACTGCGGGATGCAGGGATTCAAGGGATACTTGCACGTGACGATCGCTTCGTTCGCGCCGCCCGCGTTGTACACCTGCAGCACCCAATAATTATTCGTGTCCCGGACCCAGGCATCGGTACAGCGCACGAGCGTGCCGTCCGATTGGACCGCGTAGTCGCTGTCGACCACCCAGCGGGTCAGGCCCGCGCACGGCGGCGGCGGTGCGGCAGGGGTGCGATACGCATTGATGACGAGATCGCCCGACTGGAACCACCAATAGGGATAGCCGTACGCCTCATTCCCGCCCGTTGTGCACCAGGGAGAGACCGTAGCCGGCGGCGGCATCGGATAGCCCGTGTTCACGATGCCGGTGATCAAATACATCGCGCTACCGTTCGCAAAGCGCGCGCCCGGCGTCGCAAAAACACTAGAGGGCCCCAGCGGCGCGTTGAAAATGCCATCGGTCGGTGAGCACCAGTTGAAGTGCAGCTCGGTCTCGTTCGGATCAGGCGTGTGATATTGCGCAGCGATGGCGAGGCCGCCGTTGCCGCCGGGAGCCGCGCCGCCGCCGACGAGCGACGAGCCGCCGGTGCCGTCGCCGAACGGCAGCCCGTAGCTGTAGAGAACTTCGTACCCGCCGCCGTATTGCGCGCTGCCAACCGCAAGCGCACCAGCGAGCGTCGGATAATCCACACCGCCCCAGATCGAAGCGTCGTAGGCAGGCGCATGGACGTCGACGCCGATGATTCGGAATCTGCAGCCGCCGCGCGTGTCGGGCGTGCCGTCGCTGTTCCAGGGATACAGCACATCATTCGAGTACTCGGTGACCGTCTCGCAATCGCCGGTGCCCCCGGCCGTGACCTCGAAGCGGAACGTCGGATGCCGCCAGGCCTGGCCGGTCTGCAGCAAGCGATTCGGATACACGATATACGAGAGGCCGCGCCAGGCCGGCACGTTGCCCATGCCGAGCACCGACTCGATGGTGGGATCGGCGAGTTGCGT